CTCAGTACGTTTATGCTGTCACCTGATAGGTCAAGTCTATCAGTAAAAGTTTTATCTGCCCAATCTTGGTTTATATCTGTAAAATCATTATAGCTATTCATCTTGTAACCTCTATCTTTCTTAACTCTAAGTTAACATACCCAATAGTATTGTGCATATCTCTAAACTCTAAACACTTTACTTCTGCCCCTACTTCCTCACTATCTATTGAGTACATTTTGATAGGCTTGTTTAAATCTCCTGTTTCTAGGAGTAGCTTTATTAAATCTATTGTATTCATTTGTTTGACCTCCAAGTGTAGGGAAATTAATCCCTACTCCTTATGTTATCTGCATCTTGCAGAGTTGAAAACATTCCCTTTAATCTAGGGACAACTCCTCTACCTTCATAGATACGCTGTACGTATCCATTGTTTTTGGTGATTGTTCCACGCTTTCCATAGCGTGTTGTTTCCCTTCTGTAAGGAAGGAAGATTGTTTTGTTTAGTATTGTTCTAGTCATAATGTGACCTCCGTTTAGTTAATGTATTTAAATTAGTTGTACTCGTTATAATCTTTAATGTCAAATCTTTCCGAATAAGTGTATTAATTTATTCTCTAAGTTATCTAGTTTACTTTCGTTTGCTTGATATCTGATTGTCAAACCTCCTTTTTCTTTAAACTCCTCCAAGTTTGTTGGTCTATCATCTATTAGTAAGTTAGGTATGCCACTACTAATCTCTCCTGTATCGGTTGCCCACATCCATTTCTTATCTGAATAAAATCTCTTCTTATTAAAATCGTTATCAAAAGCATAGCCGAAAAGATTGTCTAACCATATGTCTTTATGTTTAGAGCTGTTTTCCTCATCTCCTTTTAATGGTGTTGATAGGATAGCCCAACGTCCTCTAGTGTATCGCTCTATCATATGCAGAAATTTAATAGTTGTTGGAAAGATAGATATCCTACTAAAAAAGTCTGAGCCTGTGAGCCTGTCAATTACTTCCTCTTGAGTAGGGATATCTTTCCAATGGTTAACCTTAAATTCTTTCGCTAACCCTCCGAAAAAATCGGCAATCACTCCGTCCATATCTACATATGTCATATTAGGTTTTTTCATCTTTCAATCTCCTCTTCTGTTTCATACCATAGTTCCCAAAACCTTTTGTTATATTCTTCTTCTGTTAGGTTTGGTTTATCCTCTAAAAGCTGTTTCGCTTTATCAAAATCTATCTTCATTCTTTTCATTTGTTGACCTCTTTTTCGTTTCATACTTTCTCTTAGCATACCATATTATTTATTGTCAAATTTATTTTTATTATAATCTTTCATCCCTATTTTATAGTCTTGTATTGCTAGATAAACCATGATCGGAACGGAAAGAATAAATAATACTGTTGTTGCTATTATAAAGCCTATCATTTGTTTAACCTCCTATTAATGTAATGGATAAGATATATTTGAAACTTCTTTACTCCAACACGCTCTGCAACTTCCACAATGTCCTAAATCAATTTTGCTTTTAGCTTTATTTGGTTTATCAAGTTTCTTAAACTCATTAAATTCTATTTGTGTTAAAACTCTATTATCAATATTAGTTCTATAAGCAAGACACTCTTTACCAAAAATCTCGCTACCTTTTTTATGGACAGTTGACGTATTAGCATAACCTTTAATTGGTTTATCGTCTATCATGGTTGCACTAACTCTAATACAAAGATTGTCAGGAATAGCCCCAAACTTAGCCTTATAATCCTTAACTATTTTAGCCTCTCTTGTTGGCAACCAATGCTTTATTTGTGGAGTTCTGTTAGCTGTTAAGACAATAGCGTGTAACATCTCAACACTTTGTAAATCTCCACTATCAAACCAACGATGAAATTTTACATCTAGTTTTTTACATATTCTTTCTATTTGAAACGCTACCATTTTTGACCATAAAGTAGGATTATCATTAATAAGCTTAACAGCTTTAAACAGATTGTTCGTCCAACCTTGATCTACACTTGGTCTAAGCTTTTGAAGTTTTAAAGCGTAGCATTTAGAACAAGTGCTATTTTCAACCTTAACAAGCTTACTTCCTACGTTACAATGTTTTGCACTAATTGCAAATGTTGAGCTTGGCATTTTAGTATTGCCTTTTGAAACTTTGCCACTTAGCTCTATAGCTTTCTTTAATGTAAATTCATTATCCATTTGTTTAAACCTCCTCTTTAAGATCATTAGTGAATTTAGTTACTGTCTCTTTAATACTATTTAATCTTACTTTGTAGTCGTCATAGTCTGCCTTGTCTTCATCGTCTAAGGATAAAAACCATTTAGATTTAAATTGTTCTTCAACATCATCTATTCTGTCTTGACAATATGCCAACGTTTCTTTTTTGTAAGCTGTTGATGTTGGTTGATCGTTCCAATCTTTTGAATAATTATATTTCAAAACATTTTCACAGGCTATTAAGCTGTCGTTAAAATCGTATCGCATTGTTAAACCTCCTTGCTTATGTTTTCTAAAATTTTAGTCGCTCTGTTTTCATAGCTGTCTATATCTCTAAAAACGCTTTCAACTAATTGGTGTGGTAATCTCTTTTTTATCCACGCTATATTATATAAAGCTCTGTCTAGTCTATCCTTAGCGTATGATATATCATCATCCATTAAAGTTTTACCTATATGATCTCCTGTTGTTTGTATCCTATTAATACCTGTCTCAACTGTATCAATAAAATCTTTTGCTTGTTCCGTGTTGCCTTTAGCAATTTGAACAATGTCGTAATTGTCTTCTAATAACTTTTCTATATTTTCCATTTGTTTAATACTCCTATGTTTATAATGGTAATCGCTTTGCCGAACAGGGGCTGTGGTCGTCTCGTCTCTTATGTTCATATATAGAAAAGTCTGTCAAATACTTTTTTAAAGTTATCCACAACTTTTTTATAGTTATCCACAACTTTTTTACATTTGCTTAAGTATTAGGCACGTTTGCTTAAACATTAAGCAGAATGAAAACTTTAGTTCTTGTTTTGTTCTTTTGGTAATATGTTCGTGTTTTGTTCTTAGTGTCAATACGTTAATCCGTAGGTATAAAACGACACACAAAAAATATATAGGGATATGATTTTATAGAATGGTGCTTACTGATAACATAACAGTATAGAAATTCAGTAATAACAGCGCTTTATAAATAAACACTTTATAGAGATTAGATTTATAAATGCTTTTTCTAATAAAATACTATAGATGTTCCTGGTTTGTTCTCATAGTAGAGCATATCTGACCTACCCTGCGAGCGCCACCTGGGGGTCTATGGTATACGTATACACAGAAATACACAGAAGGGGTATATGGACTGTAAACCACTTTGACTTTAGGGTAGTTACATCGAAAAAGGGGGTAGTGTCAAATAATTGTGTTGACATACCCTAAGATAGGTGGTATAACATAGGCAGAGCCTTTTAGTTATAACATTAAAGTCTTAACAATCATTATATAACTTTAAAAAACATTATAACTAAAAAGTTATAACTACACACTGTAGTAAACATTATTTAATTTCCTAGTAAAAAAGTGTTGACAATGAAAGATTCCAAAGTAAAACTATATCCATCTGAAAAGGTCATCGAAGATTTTTATGCTGCGTTAGCCAGTAAAAATGAAAAGCGCCTTAAAAAGGTTCATATTCCTAAATCAGATGTGTTCTATATACGTGAAGCCATCTATCAAAGAACTGGGAACCTCTATTCCCTAGACCACGTTGAACGCTCCATGTACCTTGAGGGACTCCTACGTCCTGACGAAGTGCTAGAACCTAAAAGACCTAGAGGCTACTGCTCCTATGACACCGATGATGCTAGATAGATGGAAGATATTACCACGACTAATGATGCTGACCATGACCGGCGTTTACATTCGCTGCGTAGAATGGGCTTTGAGTGTTGGACCAGACTTGACGACACAACAGGCATCCCTGATATCCGTTATTACTGGAGCGATGACTGGCAGTTTCGCCATATGGATGAACGCAGAACGCTCCAACGAAAAAGAGGTAGACAGATGATTTCATATATGGTAAAATACTTTAAACGTATTTGGTGTGCAGTATTGAACAAAAAATGCCATGACGAGTGTGACTGCACCATAAAGAAGGATTAATATGCTTGGAACGCTACTTAGTTCTGTATCAAGTTTAGCGTCATCTTACATCGAAGGCAAAACGGCAATACAAAAAGCCGAAGCCACGATTAGGATGAAAGAAGCGACAGGCGAGATAGACTGGGACTTAGCTGCTATGAGGGCATCCCAAAGCTCCTGGAAGGACGAATGGCTGACATTGCTATTTAGTATCCCTCTGGTCTTGAGCTTCATGGGTGAATGGGGCAGGGGCATAGTAGCAGACGGCTTTACGGCTTTGGCAGGTATGCCTCAGTGGTATCAGATTGCGTTAGGAGCTATCGTATCTGCAAGCTTTGCTACAAGATCAGCAAGTAAATTATTTAATATGAGAAAGAAGTAATGGCAAAATGGAGTATCCCAATGTTTAAATTATCGAGTAGAAGCCTAGAGAAGTTAGAGGGAGTAAACCCTATTCTTGTTGACACTGTAAAAGAAGCTATCAAACTAAGTTCTGTGGACTTTGGAGTAATCTATGGGGTACGTTCCCTAACAGAACAAAAGAAATTGTATGAATCCAAAAGATCACAGACGATGAAATCTAAACACCTAATTCAAGATGACAAGACATCACATGCTGTGGACCTTATGGCTTACGATGGTAGTAACCCAAGTTGGGACTTGGTGATGTATGATGATATTGCAGACGCTATGAAAGCTGCGGCTTTGAAAACAGGAGCTACAATTCGTTGGGGAGCCGCCTGGCAAATTGACGATATAACAAAATGGGACGGAACAATGGAGCAAGCCATGAACGCTTACGTAGATTTACGTAGGAGTCAAGGGCGAAGACCATTTATTGATGGACCACACTTTGAATTGAACTAATATGAAAACTGGCGCACCCAAACAAGTAAAGATTCCTGCTAAAAGACCTGCATTTATGTCTGAAGATAAGAAGTCAGGCAAGGTAGAGAAGAGCAATAGGTTCTTAAACTTTGTTGAGGGTGTCAAAAAGTCGTTTGGTGGGGGCATAACTGACCCACACTTTAACGTAAAGGGAGGTAAGCTCCGTCCTGATGTAAAAAAGGGTGGGTTTGGACTCAAATTTACCTATGAGTTTAAGAAAAGATGACCAAGAAAGACCCAAGATTAGCTAGAGCAGGAGTGGCAGGGTTCAATAAAGCCAAGAGAACACCCGGACATCCTACAAAATCGCACATAGTAGTAGCTAAATCAGGGGACAAGATCAAAACTATACGATTTGGTCAGCAAGGCAAGAAGGTTGGGCAGGTAAAAGGTACGGCAGGAGCGCCAAAGAAGGGCGAATCGCAGACAATGAAGAACAAACGCAAGAGTTTTAAGGCACGACATGCTAAAAACATTGCAAGAGGTCCAATGTCGGCAGCATATTGGGCAGATAAGGTAAAATGGTGAGGCTATGCCACTAACAACCAAGGGCAGAAAGATAATGAAGTCCATGAAAGGGCAGTATGGCAAGAAAGAGGGCGAGAAAGTCTTCTATGCTTCACGCAATAAAGGTACAATCAAGGGAGTAGAGAGAGCAAATAAGGGTAAACTAATGCGAGGCAAGAATAAAAAGCCTAACTTTATCGTTATGATTGCTATCGGAGAGAAGAAAAAGAAAAAAGGGTAACGAGTGGCGTTTTTACAGAGTAACATCCCATACTTCAAGGCATGGGTAAGAAGAGAATATACGTGTAATTTTGAACAGTATCATGGAGAGTTCTTACACGCAATGGTAATAGCCGTGACGAGCATGCCGAACAGATCACTAAGTTTTCAGGTGATATTTACAGGATGCGAGACAGACGATACAGACGAAGAGAACGTACACGGTGGAGCAATGTGGGCTAGGATGCCCATCACAGCATTGGTTGGTGACACACCTTACGAGCAGTGGCCGCAAGAGTTACCACCATACGTAGCACAGCCTTGGGATTGTATGTCCCACGAACATTCGGTCTACGTTTTGAATAGAGCTACTCCTGCTCCTTGGATAGCCAAGATAGATGGAGAGTTCTACCCTGCTAAATACTATTTTACTGTAGACTATACAGATAGTGAGATAGCTGACGACCCTGCTCAACACAAACAAAGTCATGTGCTTGAGCTAATGGAAGCAGGGGAGTATACAGGTAACATAGTAGCGTTACCGAACAATCGAGTACGAGTAACACACCCTGCATGGTTTGAAACAGGGGAAGGAGCGCCAGACTTTAAGCCTAGCCAAAGGACGTTCCATTCAAAACAAGAGACTGAGTACGTTTGGGATACTCAACGAGTCTTTAACAATCTATATTCTAAGGAGAAATAAAATGGTAATGAAGAAAAAACCGATGAAGAAAAAAGGAATGGCACGAGGTGGTGCTATGAAAAAGAAGGGTATGGCACGAGGCGGCGCAAAGATGCCAATGGCTAAAGACCCAAAGACAGGCAAGATGATTCCTGCTTTCGCTATGGACGGCAAGGGCAAGATGAACAAAGGTGGCATGATGAAGAAAAAGGGCATGGCTCGTGGTGGCATGAAAAAAGGCTACGCAGCAGGTGGCATGACTGTTCCTCAACTCAGAGCCGCAGCGAAAGCCAAGGGCTATAAAATAATGAAAGGCTAGTCACTATGGCTAAGTCTACCGTAAACAAGGCAGGAAACTACACCAAGCCTACTATGCGAAAGAACTTGTTTAATCGAATAAAGGCAGGTTCTTCTGGTGGTAAGCCAGGTCAGTGGAGTGCTAGAAAGGCGCAGATGCTTGCCAAACAGTACAAAGCTAAGGGTGGTGGGTACAGATAATGGCACTCGCAAAAAGTCAACGTAGTTTAAAGGCATGGTCAAAGCAAAAATGGAGAACAAAGAGTGGTAAGCCCAGTAGCAAAACTGGGGAACGCTATCTTCCTGAAGCTGCAATCAAGGCTCTATCACCCCAAGAGTACGCAGCGACAACTAGAGCTAAAAGAAAAGGCACAAAGGCAGGTAAGCAATTCGTCAAACAGCCAAAGGGCATCGCAAAGAAAACACGAGCGTACAGGAAAGTAAAGTAATGGTGGTAAAAGCATGGTTCATAGTGGCAATAATGTCTGGCGTATATACAGACGGAACAAAAGATATATTTATATTTCAACACCCACTAGATCACGGACATTTTCATAATGCAAATATGTGTCAAAAATTTATAGGAGATCATCCTTTTAAAATTGCTAATGCTTTAGTTAAAGAGTTTGGTAATAGACCACCTGAGCAACTCATATGCGTACCTGAAGAAACTGTTGAAATGTTTATGGAGCAGGGCGGCAAACGAGGAGAAAATACCTAGTGCTGTACGAGCCTACCTGTGAAGTTTGTGGGCATCACATCGAAGATGATAGATGTGAGTATTGTGAAAAGACAGGCGACAACGGTGCATGGGTAGAAGAGGTTATAAAGGAAAAAGATGACAAAAAATCTGACTGAAAAACAACAAAAGTTTTTAGCTGCTCTGTTTGATGAGGCAGGTGGTGACGCACGACTAGCCAAAAAGATGGCAGGATACTCTGACGAAACAAGATTGTCAGAAGTTGTCAAGCCGTTGAAGGATGAGATAATGGAGGCAACAAAAGAGTATATGGCTTACGTTGCACCAAAAGCTGCAATGGCAATGGGTAATGCTCTTGTTGATCCTACAGAGCTAGGCATACGAGATAAGATGACAGCAGCTAAAGATTTGTTGGATAGAGCAGGACTAATTAAAACGGAGAAGGTTAATGTAGAGTCTTCAGGGGGATTGTTTGTTCTTCCTGCTAAAGAAGGAACGAATGAATAACACTGATCTAGGATATTGGACGCTTCCAAAACCTGATGTAGAAGTTAAAGAGTGGAGCAGAATACCTAGAGTTGCAAGAACAATACCCTTTGGCTACGAGGTAGATCCTGATGATGCAGACTTTCTACTGCCAATAAAAGACGAACTTGATGCACTAGAACAGGCAAAGAGGCATCTACAACAGTACAGTTACAGAGAAGTAGCAACGTGGCTCAGTAAAGAAACAGGACGCTACATCTCACATGCAGGATTAAAGAAGAGAATACAGGTTGAGCGAAGACGTAAAAAATCAACTACGATTAAGAGGGAGCTTGCCAGAAGGCTCAAAAAGACGCTCCAAGAAATCGAGAAAGCCGAAACAAGTAGAACAGGTAGTTACACAACAGCAGGAACAACTGCCTGAGATAAAGATAAAACCACAAGAGGTTCAAGAACAAGACGTATTGTTCCGACCAAATGAAGGACCTCAAACAGATTTCTTAGCCTCCTCAGAACGAGAGGTGTTATACGGTGGTGCAGCAGGTGGTGGTAAATCATTTGCCATGTTAGCTGACCCACTGAGAGGACTAAACAATCCTAACTTCAGTGGACTGTTGGTTCGACACACGACTGAAGAGTTAAGAGAACTGATACAGAAGTCTCAGGAGCTATACCCAAAAGCTATTCCTGGGATTAAGTGGTCAGAACGAAAGTCACAGTGGGTGAGTCCTAAGGGGGGCAGACTGTGGATGTCCTATCTAGACCGTGACCTAGATGTAATGCGTTACCAAGGTCAGGCATTTAATTGGATAGGCTTTGACGAACTTACACAGTGGGCGACACCCTATGCTTGGGACTATATGCGTTCACGACTTAGAAGTGCAGATCAATCGTTAGGGCTGTACATGAGAGCAACGACAAACCCTGGGGGAGCAGGACATCAGTGGGTTAAAAAGATGTTTGTAGATCCCTCACCTCCCAACAGTTCTTTTTGGGCAACGGAGTTAGAGTCAGGTAATGTTATTACATTTCCACAAGGGCATAGCAGAGAGGGGCAACCTCTTTTTAGAAGACGCTTCATACCTGCTAATTTGTTTGACAACCCTTATCTAGCTGAGTCAGGTGACTACGAGGCAATGCTACTGTCTCTACCTGAGCATCAAAGGAAGCAACTGCTAGAAGGTAATTGGGATGTAGCTGAAGGTGCAGCGTTTCCTGAGTTTGACAGAACAAAGCATGTAGTAGAGCCGTTCAAGATACCAGGAAGTTGGAGAAAGTTTAGAGCGTGTGACTATGGTTATGGAAGTTACTCTGCTGTAGTATGGATAGCCGTATCACCTGCCGAACAGCTTGTCGTATACAGAGAACTACAGGTGTCAAAAGTGTTAGCTGTAGACTTAGCCGACAGAATACTAGACTTAGAAGCTGAAGACGGTACGATACAATACGGAGTTTTAGATAGTTCACTATGGCACAAAAGGGGCGACACTGGCCCTAGCCTAGCAGAGCAGATGATAGTAAGAGGTTGTAAGTGGCGACCATCAGATAGAAGCAGAGGAAGTAGAGTTGCAGGAAAAAACGAATTACACAGAAGACTCCAAGTCGATGAACATACCGATGAACCACGCCTTGTTATATTTAATAACTGCACAAACCTTATATCTCAACTTCCTAGTCTCCCTTTGGACAAGAAAAACTCCGAAGACGTAGATACAAATAGTATGGATCACATGTATGATGCTTTGCGTTATGGTGTGATGACACGACCACGTAGCTCCATATGGGACTATAACCCTGTAAATCAGCGAACAGGTTTTCAAATCGCTGATCCTAACTTTGGATATTAAATATGGCAGAAGATAACGAAGTAGCATTTGACACAGCAGATGTCACAGCAATGCAGGACAATGACCCTGCGCTAAAATCAGAGAGCGATGTAGTAAGCTTTGTACATGGTAG